CTAGCGTATCTAGATATAGCTATAAATTTTTGATAATCATTCATACTTTTGTTACCTTCATTTGTATTATTTCTATGTCGTCCATATCGTACAGGAGATCTTTAACTATATCTGATATTACTTTCTCTCCCTCACTCTTTCTACTTTCGGCATCGCAAGTGACAGGCAAATGACTAGACTCGTCATCTATCTCTACCTCTGCTACAATTTTAAACTTCATTGCTCCTCTCCAAACTCGTTATCATTCTACTTAAATACCATTGTGCCTTTCTAAGATCTTCAATACCATTGCCTTTGTATCGCCATCTGTGTATGTATTTTATCACATTACCCTGACAATAGAAAGCAAATTCTTTACCTAGTTGCTGTTCAATATAGTCTATACATTCCACCCCACCGTTGTTATAATGAGGTGGACTATTCACTAAGTCCACTTGTTCAGTACACCTAGTTGTATCTTCTTTTTCTTTTCTGTCAACCACTTTTTTGGTATCTCCTTATCTGTCCATAGAAACCCATACTTGTCACACCAATCACAGTAGCGTGTCTTAGAATTTTTATGAATCTTGTTGTATGCGTTTTGAAATAAAAACCTGATGTCCAGATCAGGATACTGCTCTTGCACTAACAAATGTTTTACTCTATCAGATGGTTTAAACCACCCTTTCGCCTCGATAATAATACCATTGTTAAGAATAAAGTCAGGTTTATACAATCGAAACATTTGCACTGCGTATTTGACGGATAGTTTTTCATATCTAATCCTTTGCTTTTGAGAACGTAATAACTTTGCTACGTCCTCTTCAAACCTACTCCTGTACTGTATCTTGGGCATTAGCTAGATACACGTAGTTTACTAATGGTGGGTTAGAAGATTTAGAAACCCTTGATGGAAGAACTTCTAAGTCATCCCAACACTTTTCTCTATAGTTGCATAAACTACATTCAACACCTAGTTTTAAATTACCGCTAGGCTTACCGTAGTATGTTTCTTCTATAGGTTCATAACATCTTTCAAACGCACCGCCATCGTTAATATAAGACACTGTTTCTTGTATCTTTTCTAGTTCAGCATCCATATCTACAGCTTCAGCACTCACATACTTGAAGTTACCATTAGCTTTGTTGATTACCCACCAACCGCCAACAGGAACACCCTTGGCTTTTGCATAGCCAACTAGCTGTGCTACATAACCAAAGCTGTCCTTACCACTTAGTGTAGAAAAGTCTACAAACTTATTCTCATAAGACCAAGGAGAAGCAGACTTTACATCGTCAACCTTACCATTCATAACCATGTCATATGATCCATCAACTTCACTGTCACTAAGTTTTAGTGTAACCTTATCACTATCGTCAAACTTTACATCAGACGCTCTTAACAATCCTTTAAACACCGCTTCTATGATATCACCTAGAATCATGTTTATAATAAAGAAAGGAGAGTCAGGTAGTCTGTCCTCAGGAGAGTTCTTATCAAACCAAAGCTGACACTTCTTACGTCCTATGTTGGACATCCTCAGCTTAAATTCTCTTTTACCCCCTGAGAACTGGCGGTCTAAAGACTCCCTTACATCTTTGGCTACGAGGTCAAGAATAGCACCGTCAACACTAGCTTTGCCTAGCATGACTTTCTGTAAGAAAGAGTGTACCGCCAACTCTGCAGGATGGTTCATACCTACTCCTCTATCTCAATGATCTCAGAAGCAATCTCCTCCTCGTCACCTGACAATTCATCAGGGCGATGATGCTCCTCCCATTTACTCAACGTGATAGAGTTCATAGACTCAACCCACTCGACAAAATTATTTAGTGTCTCCTGATCGTCAGTATTAATCTCTACTAACTCACCTAGGTACGGTTTCATAACAGCGTAGGTAGCACCACTAGGTATACTCTTTACTTGTGACGACATGTGAACTAAATGTTGAATAGGAAGTCTATTCTTTCTTTGTATTTGAGAAAACAAGTCAGTCATAGCCTTAAAACTGTCACGGTTTTTTATTCTCATTAAGAAAGGAAACTCCTTTACTTCAGTTGGTTTACCCTCAGAATCCTTTGGGCTGTCGAGTGTACACAAACCAAATATGATCTTGAACCTGTCGGTGCTTCTCATAAGGTCTTGTGTTTCTTGTGGCAACGAGTCAAAGTCTTTGACATAACCTGAGGGTCTTCCACAGTTGAACCCACCATAGTTATCCTTTAAATCACCGTTCAAGGATGTTGCCATAACAGTGCGTAACATTCTACCTTCACCGCCATCAGGTCTTTGATAGTTTTTATCATATCGCTGAAACTGAAAGCGTTGCATAAAAGGTCGTATAGTTATCTTGTCACTGTAATAAACAGATTCATCAGGGAACACTACTGAGAAAGCACCTGCCTTGACAATGGCAACTTCCATCATCTCACCATCAACCTTCTTTGTACCCATTACGTTCTGATGAACCTGTTTAATCTCTGCCAGTGCTGAGGTAGAACGAGCAGGCACATTTGACATGCCCATCAACTCTGCTAAATCAGCACTAGATTTTCCAATTATTGCTAAACCATTTTCCATATGTTTATTTCTCCTAAATAAGAAAGTGAATTATATCACTGAACATCTTTTACGTCAAGCCAATTATTACCTATTTTTGATTCTAATAGCATAGGCACATTCACATCTATATCGTAATGACCCTCTATTATAATCTTTAGGTTCTTATTGACTTGTCGTATTATATTCAGCACCTTTTCAACTTCTGCAGGATGGACATCCAACACTACAGAATCATGCACACTATTTACTAACATACTATTTAAATTATCTATGTTTAATAGCTTCTCTATCTCTAGCAAAACTATAGGAACTATGTCTCCTGTAGCAAAGCCTTGCACAGGATAGTTCTTTATCATAGTAAAGTGCGTAGGCGCACCACTTGCTCTCCTCTCTACGTCTGGAAAAGCATACTGTCTACCTGATGGTATCTTCACCTTACCTAGATTTAGAGCTTCGTCTCCTAGTTTCTTATGCCACTTGGCTACACCCTTATACTTGTTCATAAAGTGTGTATAATACTCAGCCTCAGCTTTCGTTCTACCAAACCCTGTAGCTCCGTAGAGGGGCGCAAAGGTGTGTGCTTTAGCTTCTTGCCTAGTCGTAGGTTGCCCTGCCTCAGAGATAATTTTAGCCGTGTAGGAGTGGACATCAAAACCTGTAGTTACTTCTTTCATGGCAACCTTATCTTGAGATAAAAGTGCAGCCACCCTAAACTCTAGCTGTGCAAAGTCTGCTTCAAGTATCTTACCGTTTTCCCAACGAGAAATAAATACTCTCTTAACAGGAAATGTACCACCTCTAGGCATATTCTGCATGTTAGGATCTGCTCCACTAAATCTACCAGTAGCTGTTCTGTGTTGTAATAACTTCACATGTAGCATGTCGTCATCCTTAGTGTGTATAGTTATGCCCTCTACAAAAGCAGATAGATAGCTAGACACAGCACTCTGTCTCTTAAGATCAGATAAGAATGATTCTGCATAGGTAAGACCCTTTGCCTTAGCTATATTTATAAGACCCTCTAGATTACCCTTGCTTGTAGAGAAACCATTAGCACTAACCCATGCTTTTGATGGGGGAAAGAAACCAAGACCTGCCATTTCTTTTAGCTTTGTCAGCTTGTACCCTCTTGTATCACAATCTACACAGCGACTAGGCTTGGCAAATGGAGTCCCATCTTTCTTTATCTTACGTATTTTACCCTCACCATCACACGTTTTGCACACACTTGCTTTAGTTTTAACCATCATAGAACTATTTTCCTTGACAGCCTTCTTAAAATCTTCTTTTGTGTCGGCATTATCAAAGGCAACCGCCCACTTTTTCTTGTCATGTAGTATTCTAGAGTAGATAACTTGACTAATCTGCTCAGGAGAGTTAAGATTTATTGGTGTATCACCCATTAATTTCTTGACAAATGTATTTAATCTGTTTTCTATGTCCAAAAGCTCGTCTTCAAAGTCTTTTCTAACCTGAGCAAGGGCATCTTTGTCTACTGCAAAGCCATTCATATACATTCTTGCTAGTGTTTTGCACACTTTGTTGTTTATATCACGCACATTTACTAAAGATTGGGACTCAGGCTTGGCATATTCGTCCATTAACTTCCAATAAAGCTCTCGTGTTACCCTGAGATCCTGCTTTAGATACTCTGATAGCTCGTCAAGAGGTATATCATCTGTCTGAAACCCTCTGGTAAAGTAATTTTTTAGTGTATCTGACTTCTTCATGTCCAAATTGTGCCGTATCGCACAGTTTTCTAGACTTACAGACCCCTTCTGACCACGTTGTAATATGTAATCACCTAACATTGTGTCAAAAATCTCGCCATTATACTTAAAACCACATGCCCAAAGCCACTGAAGGTCGTATTGTAGGTTGTGACCTATCAATAATGTAGTGTTGTCAAGCACTTTTTGCAATCTTTTGTCTGCATCATCGTCTTCTATGGTCTTTTCTTTGTGGTCAAACACAAATACTGTCGTCTCATTGTCAAGATAATCTGACACACCAACAAGTGTCAAAGAATTGTCAGGTTCAAAAGGGTCAAGATGTAACTTGCCGTCCCTCTTTGTTGTAGTATTCTCTACATCAAGTACAATCTTCATGCTGAATATATACCTCTCTCTACATCTAGCTCGACATGCACTGTGCCATGCCAACCTGTTAGTTTGTTTTTAGCCAACCTAATGTGACGTTGAGGATCGTTACTGTCCTGACCTTCAATCTCAGGGTTCTTACTAATTAATAACATCAAATCTGCTTCGGCTGCCTTACCAGTTTTACTGCCCTCAAGCATAGATTGATTGACATTTATCTTACCCTCAGCCTCTGCTGATAGCTGAGACATCCATATGATAGCACAATTATACTTCTTTGCTATGTTTCTAGCGTGAATCGCTGCCTCTTTTAGATAAATATCTGATCTATCCGAACCTGACACTGCAAACTTATCTCCCATATCTAGAACTATTATATCAGGTTTGACACTTTTTGCAAGCTGTTCTACGTAATCCATACGTTTATCTGTAGCATCCTTGATAGACAGTAACTCTTTAACAGGAGCGTATCTCTTAATAGCCAAGTCTCTGTTCTCTAAAACCTCTTCACTAGACATCTTAGACTTACAATACAGATATCGCAGACCGACTCGCTTGTATGCTTCTTCGTTACACAACACTACACACTTTGCACCTTGATCTATAAAGCCACCCTCTGATGCCAAAAGACTAGCATGAAAAGATGTTTTACCAGTGTTAGGTCTTGCACCGACTATCACAAAGTGACCGCCACTTAGTCCCTCAACTCGTCTGCGTAGGGACGGAATGTTAAACTTCCACTGATATTTCACATTAAGATGTTCTAGTAACGTATTGAAACTTATGTCATCTCCCTCAAAGCGAAAGCTAGGTGTGAAGTCATCCTGATAGTTATCAAGTATCTTCCGTAAGGGTTCTAGGTTTGTCTTCGTCCCATTAACGTAGTCAAATCCAAGGTTAGCAATCTCCTCTCCTACCATCTGTTGAAATAATTTTGACAGCACTTCCTTCGCTATCTCGTTGTTCATAGCGTCCTCTTTTGACAGTTTGCTGAACAGAACCTCGTAAGAAGCTCTGTTCGCTGATGTCATAGTGCCGTTGTTAGAAAAGAATAATGCTTGTAGTTCTGTCAAAGAGACATCCCTCTCATACTTTTCCATAGTAGAATCAAGCGTTTGCTTAATCTTCCTAACATCTTTACTAAACAATCTATCTGGACATTTACTGCCCTTATGATCGTCATAGAAGTCTTTGTGCATTAGACTCCTAATCAGTGCTAGTTCTATCATTAACTCTCCTTAATGCTGAATCAAATTTACGTTTACTATAATTAGCAAGGTAAAACCACTCGCCCCTTCGCTCTCTTGATCTAAAAGTAAAATGACTATGCAGTAACTTCTCTGCTTTGTTTCTATCATCTACTTTTGCAAAGGTCACTAGCTCGTAATCTCTATGAGGACTACTTGTTTGGTAACTCTTACATCTATCTACAGCATCGACAGCTTTACCTATCTTGTACCAATCTTTCCATGCACGATTCTTAAGAATATATACTTCTCCCTTTGTGCATGTATCGTAGTTTTGCAAAGCCGAAAAGGCAGCATCATTAAATGATTTGTATTTTCCCGGCTTATACAATGGGTGCGACTTCGATATGTATTTACCGTCCACGTACATCTGTGCGTCATTCCTTTTCTTCACTGCTTCAGTGCTATCTTTATAATAATACTTCTTACCTGTCAATGGATTTATTGTATCAAGCATTAACTAACTCCCTTAATTTAAGCATGTCTGCTTCTCGTTTATATTTAAGATCATCCTCTATGGGCATCGCTATTACCACAGAGGGATCACAGTAGCTTTTTAACTCTTTGGTATACTCTATTGTCTTACCAAGAGCATCTGGATCAAGAGCAACAATAATCTTGTCAAACATATCAAGATATTCTTTATGCTCCTTCAAAAGATTCGTTCCTAGAAGTGCAACACCAGTGACTCCTATTATATGTTGACCCACCACCGTAGCAGATATACAATCTTCAACTACGACAGCTATCTTTTTGCATGGCTTTATACAGTAAGAATAATACTTACCTGCCTTTCCATACTTGTACCACTTTGGGTACGCATCGTACAATGCTCTACCAATAGCGTCAACAAGTCTGCCATTCTTGTGTATTGGAAACACTGCTCGTTTGTCTTTAACATCATACATTACATCTATCATCAAGTCCCATCGTGATCTAAACCGTTGTATGTACGAGTTGTCTCCATCTGTTATATGCTCAGGCATCTCAAACTTCTCATGTGGCTTTCCTTCTATCTCACCACTTAGTTTCTGCTTGATAGTATCAACTAACATGTTTGTCAGGAAAGATCCCTTTACATCACAGGAAGCACGATAGCAGTTATACAGCAACATGCCATCTAAGTTACTGATTGAAAACTTCTTGACACCATTACACTTAGGACAATCCATAGTGATAGTCTCTCCCTCTTTGATGTCAAGATTCTGTAAAAAATCTCTTGATGGTAGGTTAGGCATTCTTATATGTCTCCCTTCTACTAAGTGCATTACTCGCTGAGTTGTAGGTATGTTTGATGTAGGGGGCGATTGAGTTGGGACTATTGTGTCCTGACACCGCCATGATCTGCGTTGTATCAACACCTGCTTCAACCATCTCAGTGATGGCTGTTCTTCTCATATCCATAGCTGTAAGTTCCTTTGGTAAATT